GCGGTTAACGGCCTGATAGGCTACCACGTTACGCCGATAAGCCTCGTCCGCAAACGCTTTATAATCACGATTTGACCATACAGCCTCGCCCGGTGCCATGACCATCATCGCGCCCGTTGCGCTTGCTTTTTCTTCGCGGCGTCCAAAGATATTTGGAAATTTCATGCAATGGCCCTTATACGGTTTGTGGCATGTTACAATATAACGCTGTGAAAGGCTATAGCGCGCGGATGCGTGGTGCAGCTTTGGTGCGTATCATTGGCGCGACAGCATAGCGCACGGCGTCCCATCCGTGGTTATGGGCGTCTACGATTGCAGTTGTGACATCTCCGGTGTTGCGGTCCACCTTGTAGCTGTAGAGCCGAGCCTCGCGCTGCATGTTGGTGCAGTCTGGATGAATGACAATGCTGCGGAACGACCGCATATATGCGATGCCGTCTTCAACGCTGCCAGGCCACTTATCGACCGATTGCGCGCGGGGCAGGCCGTGGCGCTTTAAGTGCGATATGCTTTCCGGGCGTGAGTTATCCCACCGGCTGACTGCTGACGCAAACGCGGGGATTGCGCCGATTACAAAAGCCGATGTGTCGTCCAGTTCCAAGCCCGTCTTGAACGCCTCGCGCCTGATATACAGATCATCACCAGCCAGCCATATTTCAACGGCGGCGGTCGGATCTTGCGAGAATCCAAAGTCGCCCCCGAAGTACGGCCCATGCCAATCGCCTGTTGGCTCAAATGCCTCAACCTTGATCTTGCCCGCGAATACCTGCGCATCGCTGTTTTCAAGATATGCGCCTTCCCAAACGTGGGCATATGTTGCGGGGTCAAGGCGCGTTTGCTCACGTTGCCTTAGCTGATCGAGGCCATGCGGAAAGAATGGATTATCCGACCAATTGACTTCTGTCACGATTGCATTGGACGGCGGCGCTTTGCGAAAGCGTTTATCAACCGGCGATCCATCAAGTCGCGGGTTCCAGATTGCCCACAACTCCGACTTTGGTTGCCGGAATACGGTCGCCTCCAGCGCAAGCCATGATTGTTCTGGCACGTCCTCGGCTTCTTCTACGATGGTCAAATCTATCTTGGCCAGTGACTTGATGCTGCCAACGCTATGGCGCAATCCGCGAAAGACAAACTCGGTTCCATTCTTTCCGCGCAAATAATCCACGCCAACGTCATAATGCGCCTCAAGCCAAGGCTCGGACGCAATCGCGGCTTTTAATTCCGCATGGAAGCTTTCCTTGATGCTTGCCTGAAATTCGCGCGTGCATAGAACGCGGATAGGATCAACATATCCCCATATCGCCGCCATCTTTGCAGCGCCGTATGATTTGCCGGATCCGCGCCCGCCGTGCAGCAATCGATACTGCACTGATCCGCGTGGCGGTGCGAATGCGTCTCGCAGCTTGCGCGGTAGCTTAACCGTTGCCTTCGTCATCGTCAGCCGCGCTTAGGATGATCGTGGTTGGCGTCATGCTGCCGTCTTCGGAAACATGGTTGACGTCTTGCTTTTCGCGCCATCCTGCCCGCGTCTTCATCCAGAAGATCATTGCCGCTGTATCGCCGCTTTTAGCTTTATTGAACAGCGCCCCGCCGACTGCCGCGTTTGCTCGCGCGGTGGCTTGGTCTAATTCATTACGGTAATGTTTTCGCAGCGTTTTTGGCTCCATATCCATAATGGACGCAATGATTTCTTGCGGCGTTCCTATGGTGGAATGAAGCTGCACCAACTGGCGGGTTTCCTTTGTTGGCTCGTGTTCTTTACCCTGCATTTTCCGCCAGCCTTGCCCAATGTAATTTCTTTGACGCCCGCGCTGCGCTGCGCCTTTCCGCGCCGTCCGAAAAGATCACATCAGCCGCTTGCTTATTTGTCAGGATGGCGTCGAGCAGCTTTTCAACCGCATCTGCCTCGTCTTGCTGTAATGTCAATGCTATCATGCCCGCTCCCCTTCTAACTCGGTAAACGTTTGCTCGGTTCCCTCAAGGATTGCAAGTTCTCCTGTGAACTCCTGCCATCTCTTGATGATTACATCGCAGTATTTGGGGTCTAGTTCCATTAGGCGCGCCATGCGGCCATGCTTTTCGCAAGCGATTGCCGTTGTTCCGCTGCCACCGAAGCTATCCAATACAATGTCGCTGCCCTTCGTGTTGTTGAGCATCTGGTACTCGAACAACTCGACAGGCTTCATTGTCGGATGTTCACCATTCCTGCTAGGCTTATTAAACTCAAGAATTGTAGTTTGCTTGCGATCCGTTGCCCACAGGTGTGCGGCCCCGTCCTTCCAGCCATACAGACAAGGCTCGTGCATCCAGTGGTAATCCTGCCTGCCCATGACGAGGCTCGACTTCTTCCAGATCAGGCATTGACGGATAGGCCAGCCAATGTCGGCCGCCGCGCCTCGGAAGTTGTAGCCTTCGCTGTCTGCGTGCCAGATGTAGAACACTGCGCCATTCTTCATGACCGCGTCTGCTGCGGAATAGGCATCGCGGAGGAATTGCCGGAAGGCGTCGTTCGACATGCTGTCGTTCTTGATGGTCAGCTTTTCCTTGGTGCCGCCCTCATAAGCCACGTTATATGGCGGATCGGTCAGCCACATATCAACAAGCTGTCCGTCACAGAGCCTCTCGAGGTGGTCAATACTGGTGCTATCCCCGCACATCAACCGATGCCGCCCAAGCAGCCACACGTCGCCCTCAACGGTCACTGGCACCGTAGGAACCTCCGGCACGGCGTCCTCGTCGGTTAAACCTTCATTCGGATCAGCAAGAAAGTCTGCAATCTCCCCAGCCTCAAAGCCTGTCAGGGATAAATCAAAATCTTGTGCCGCCAGGTCCGACAACTCTACCTTCAACATCTCATTGTCCCACCCTGCGTCCAATGCGAGGCGGTTGTCTGCAATGATGTATGCGCGGCGCTGTGCGTCGGTAAGGTGGCCAGCCTCAATCGTTGGCAAGGTATCAAGCCCCAACTTCTGCGCGGCCATCACACGGCCATGCCCTGCGATAATACCGTTATCTCCATCAACAATGATTGGATTTAGAAAGCCAAACTCCTTGATACTGGCGGCAATCTTGCTGACCTGCGCATCGCTGTGCGTTCGTGAATTGCGGGCATACGGAATGAGGCCGGCAACGGATGCTGTTTTATAGGCGGGGAAGTTTGTCATTTTATTTGTCACGCCTGCTCTCCCAGCAACTTGAAGCACGCCAATTCATACAGTTCACGAAACTGTCGGATGCTGTCTGCTTTGTTTTCGTCATATGTCATAAATGGCGCTTGGAATGCCCCGATAACCATTGCTTGAACTGCCGGAACGTCGCTGATTTCCATCATTTGCGAGAGTGTAAAGCCTTCTTGCCGTTTCTCCATGATGACTTCAGCCAAGTTGCCAAGGTTCTTGCATGTTTCTGCGGTGAGCGGCTCGGCCATTGCAGGCGTTGCCATGATGAATGCGGTTAGTGCGATTGCTGTCAGTTTCATTTGTCTTTTCCTTTTTGCGTTGCGTTGTGTGTCCGTGTCGCGGGTGGCAGAAATGGGCCAAAAAAAATCCTCCCCACACGGTGTTAGTGATTGCGGTTTATGTCACATGCCCCCGCGCCTCTTGCTAACTTAGCGCCAGTTTATAGCCATAGTCGGGCTAGTGCATCATGCAATAATCAGTATCACACCAATCACGCCTATGCCAATACCTATTACAATTCCAGATAGTACGTCTGCCCAGTCTGTCATGTGTCCATTTCCTCTTGCGGCATTGCTGTTGCCAAGATGTTTACGGCGTCGTCAAACGCTTGTACACTTTCCGCGTGTTCAATGCAAAGCCAAAGATCATCTATCGTAAGCCCCTCGCACAATGCCTGCGCAATAGTGCCTTTAACGTGATCTATGGTTGATAGGGTCATTTGGGTGCCATGCTTTTGCGCGGTTCACGTTGCATCTGGCGGTAGTCCAATGCGTTTTGCAGCGTTTCTATTGCGCCTTTGGTGTTGCGGGTTGCCTCTCGGGCCTTAATATATCGGGCCATCAAAGGGCTATCGATCTGTTCCGCCTCAGGTATCCAGACAAGCCGCCTCGGAACTATAGGGGCAGGGCTGTCTTGCGCATTTAATACGGATAAATCGGCGTCTTGTGGTGTCATGTGCTTGTCTCCAATGGCGGGGCCGGTAATGGCATCCAGTGAGAAAAGCACAGGCATTCGTCTGCACCTATCAGCGTCCCTGTGGGGCCTAAAGCGTCAGAGCCATCCGGCAATATTTCGCATTCAACAATCCTGCACCCTCCAGATGGTCCAGGCCCGAGCGGGTCCCACACCCAAAGGTCAACAATATCACCATGCGGCGCTGTCTCAATCGGTTGCCATTCCATTATTTATTCCCCTTTGCCCGTGCTTTGTTGCTGGCGGCTGCGGCTGCTCTTGATGCTGCCTTTGATTTCTCTGGATCGTAGATACCCATGCGCTTGATGTGATTGCCGACGGATCGGCGGGAAACGCCCACGGCAATTGCTATTGATGCAACGGAATGGTTTAGGTTGTAAAGCCGTGCGATTTCTGCGTTGGTATCATTGCGCGGCGTTTCGTCTATTGTTGCCAATCGGATCTTGCGCGCGCGATTGCGGTAGAATGCTTGTGAGGCGTCTTTGGGCTTGGTGGGTGCGTTATCCCCGCCCGTGAGTTGCCAAGTGAACGTCGACGGTGGGCATTGCTTAACGGCTCCAGCCATGACTGGCAAGCCATAGCGCTTTGACACATCGGCGGCGATTTGTTCGGGCGTCATTCCGCTGCCTCCACATATGTCTGGCACTTCACATTATCTTTGTGCCAAATCGCACCGCCAATGAACTCATATTTGTCTCGGTCGTTATATCCGCCACATGATGGAAGCCTCACTGTTTTTGACCATGTGCAGCGGCCAGGATACCTTGTGGATATGCGGCCCGATGGGGTATGCTCCCAAGTCGCGAATTTGCATGTGTGGCAATGGCTTTTCATACCGTTGCCTCCACTGTGTAGGAATACCGGCGCGCGGCTTCCATTTTGGCGTTGATGTGGCCGCGCATACGAAGGCGTTGCAATGGCGTGTTGATATGTTCCGTTGTGACGCCTAGCGCGGTTGCGATTTC